CGGGTAACGTGGAGATGAAGGCCTAGATTCGCTAGGCAAAGAATAGGAAAGGAGAGGATAGAGCCCATAAGCTGGCCATTAGTTTGTCTGCCCCAGAACGAAGGTTGACCAGGACCGTCCAAAGGTGGATAGTAGAGGTCATGGGGGCCAAGGACACGAAGAGCTTCGTTCTGAATGGTCTCAGAGAGGTCCATTGTTAGATATGAGAGGATCCGACTAGAGAGCTTCCACGACAAATTGTCCGTAGCAGCACTATAGTCGACAGAGAACCACTCCCAAGAGGGAGGGGAGTTCCGTCTAAGATCAATCAAGTCACAAGGGGACAGAGGACGACCAATTAAGCGAAAGCAGTTCATATGGCGCATAGCGGAATGAATGGCTGTTTGGAGGGGTTTCATAATATAGTAGGGGAGCGCTTCACCTTTGGTGATAACACGGACTTTCAGGGGTTCAATAACCGCCTGAACGGTGCACTTAAGCGCCCGAGCCGTAGGGAATTCACGATCAATTGTGGACCAATACTCCCCCCCAATCTCCTGACGAATCTCAACTGTACGATAATCACCATAAACCGTATGGGGTACAAACACCATTGAATGGAGTTCTGAGCCGAACGGAATGCTTAAAATCGTATGGTAGGTCTCAGGCTTTCTGTCATTAATCTCGAGATGGTGACCAATGGTCTCCTTGAGATGACGAGCCTGACCTCCCCAACCACGCGTCAATTCAAAACACGCGGAATTAGAGGGGAAATGAGTATTATCAGAGGGATGGAAGGTTTCTGTAATTTTATCACGAACGCGGCGGAGCACACTAATAAAAGTCTGATCATGAAAGATATCATCGACATCCTTAAAGGAAGTCGTATCATCTCGAGTCAGCGTAGAAAAGTGGTCGCGATATGTGTTCCCAACGAGATCGTCGGATGCAGGTAAGCAAGATCGCTTAGCCTGTAGCCAAGAATACCAAAGATGTGTATTCTTGCGGCTGAACACGCGGATGCGCGCTCGGATCCACCCACGAAGGCGACCTGTAGCAATAAAAAGCTTAGAAGGGGCCTTGGGAGGATCATTGCCAAGATACTTGGCGAGGGGTGAGGTTGTTAGGTACTTAGTACGCTTAACCCATTCCCCCTCGTCAATGGACGTATCGAGGTAAGAGTGAACCTGGCTATGTAGCTGGGACCGGACCTGTTCCGGAGCACCGTGGTGTTCCATCACGAGATCGAGTCCTCTTAGGAGGGCGTCTGACCTTTGGCGGAGATCTTGGTTCTCAGTAGCTTCGCTACTGTCGGGAACCAGAATAGGGTCTCCGTCTGATGATTCAGACATGGCATCAGATTGGCGGGGAAGTTCCCCGCAAGTCTCGGTAGCCAAAAAATCTAAAGCCTTGGAAGGCGATAGCATCAAGCTTCCAATTTGGGGTGTTTTTTCTTTACTGTAAGACATTTTGTCTGCAGCGAAGAGGAAC